GCACGTTTTAATGTGCTACAACTAGTTTATATTATAACCAGAAATACTAACTAAATGAAAGAAAAAATACAGCAACTCAGGGATGAGTTAGAAAAAATATCTGATATGCACCCATATAAAGAAAGAGGAAATAGGGATAGTTATTCTGAATACAATGAGGGATGGTCAGATGCTTGTGATATGATAGATTCAAAAATCACCGAAATACTAAACAATGACCATCACCCCAACAGATAAACAGCTCGCACTCATCGAGGCGGCACTATCAGGCAGATACAAGCTGATCCTGTTCGGAGGGGCCATCAGGGGAGCGAAAACATTCGGCGTGATGCTAACCTTCCTGATCGCCAAGCGTAAGTGGCCAGGAATGCGCGGGGTATTCACCCGAAAGGATATACCGACCATAGAACGTAATACATACCCTACGTGGGATAAGCTGAATCCGTCCTCTGTATTAGAGGACCGCAGGCGCGACAATAAGAATCCCCGGATCATATTCAAAAATAAGTCGGAGCTGATTTTCTTCGGTGAGAATTACGAACGTGACAAGGAGCTCAACCGATGGAAGGGACTCGAAACAAACTGGTTCATGCCCGATGAGATTAACGAGTTTCAGGAAGCTTCATTCTGGAAGATGGTCGAACGCTGCGGATCTTATATTATATCTGACGGGGTGACGCCGCCGCCGCTGATACTGGCAACGTGCAACCCATCGCAAGGCTGGGTGAAAAACCTCATTTACAATCCATGGAAGAACGGCACGCTCCGGGAAGATTGGTTGTATATCCCCTCGCGGATCTTCGACAATCCTCACTTACCGGGTCCATATCTGGAGAGCTTGAAATCATTGCCTCGATACGAATATGAGGTTTATGTGGAAGGTAACTGGGATATTAACCTGAAAACCGGCGGGGAATTCCTGAAGAATTTTGAGCTGGCCGAACATCTCGGGGTATTCTCGGTTGATATTGAAAATACGATTCACATATCTATCGACAGCAACGTTGAGCCTTATATCGCGGTTTCTATATGGCAACTCGAAAAGACTCCTGCAGGTTGGATGGCACAACAAGTCGATGAGCTGCCAGCTAGGGACCCGATAAACACGGCACGCAAGGCAGGGAATAATACTGTTGATTGGCTCCGGGGTAAAGGATACACCAACAAGGTTTTCCTATACGGAGATCCCACAACGAAGGCCCGCAACAATATTGACGATGACAAGAAAACATTCCTGGACCTGTTCGTTGAGCCGTTCGAGAAAGCCGGTTACATGGTCGAGCAGCGTTTCTTCCGCAAGGCTCCGTCAGTATCCGCAACTGGTGACTTCATTAACGCGATCCTTGAAGGCGTTATACCAGAAATTAAGATACGAATATCCGAAAATTGTCATACTTCGATCTCCGATTATGTGACAACCAAGCAGGACAGGGACGGATCTATCCTGAAGAAACGTGAAACGAACCCGAAAACAGGCGTGAGTTTCGAGCCGAACGGACATTTCACCGACACGCTGAGATACTTCATAGTAAAGGCTTTCAATGATGAGTTTAAGAAGTTCAGCAGGCGGTTTTCCGACTATTCCGATTCGACCATACCGAAAGGAAGTACGGATTTACTTGACGGTTTCTAAAATTTCACTAAATTTGACATAAAATCGTTTGTTATGGCTCTGACATATATAACCCTTGACGATATTTATAAAACATACCCGCAGGAATCCCTCGACAAGCTTACCGGATCGGACAACACTATTGTTGATGCCGAAGAACTGACCGTCATTGAGGACGTAAAGGGATACTTGCGTGCGCGATACGATGTTGATGCAATATTCGCGACTGAAGCTGCTGACCGCAACAAAAAACTCATCCAGGTGATTGTTGACATAATGGTTTACAATCTTCTGTCCCGCCTGAATAACGCTGATATTCCCTCGATGCGAAAAGAACGCTTCGATGGGAATGATCCCCGGCAGACTGGCGGTGCAATGGGATGGCTGAAGGCTGTTGCGAAAGGAACTATTCAACCTGACTTGCCGTTGAACGATGACAACCAGACCGATCAGACAGGGAATATTGTGATTTACGGTGATGCCGAAGATTCTAAAGACGACCATACAACTTTCTGATATGACAAGAGTAGCTGATTTAAGAAAGGATTTCCCGAACGTACTGCATGAACTTACACGCAGAGGATGGACTATTGTCTTTGATCCACTGAAAGATATTCTTATTTTGAGTAAAGACGGGATGCGTAAAACGCTAAACTTGGAAGAACTTGACGAGCGCGAGCGTAAGATTGAGGCTGCGCTTAATAACTCCCGTATGGACGAAGTAATAATTGAACCCGTAGAATTCTTATTATGAAATTTCCCCGCATAACATGGCCATTCAATAAGACAGTTTATGTCGAAACGATGGTACCGGAAGTTGTAAATGCCGCAGAGTCTAAATCTATTGATAAGGAATTACTAAAAGAACCTCTCGAAAGGATACGTGAAACATTAAAAAACTGGGCTGAGGCTGTTCAATCTGCTGAACAATCTGATCCGGATAGAACCGATCTTTTCAACTTGTACGCAAACATTGAATTCGATGAGCACATAACAGCCTTGACAGACTCGATCCTGTTCGATATAACTCAGACGCCTTTTCATATTGTTGACGATAACAATGAGATAGATCCTGAAGTTACAAAGTTATTTAACGGAAGATGGTTTTATGATTTCATTGACTATTATCTTCAGGCTGACTACTGGGGGTTCTCATTAATACAGTTTATCCCTGGGGAAGAGGGAGGATTCAAAGCTACTGAAAACGTAGACCGATGGCATATATCTCCTGAACTTGAAGGAGTAAAGGAAAAGCCGAATGATGAGAGTGTAAAATTCTCCTGGATGAAGCCTCCTTATGATAAGTACACGATGTTCGTTACTTCTAAAAAGCATTTAGGCCGCTATAATAACGTGGCGAAATCTTTTATTATGAAGCGTGAGGTTACTCAGTTCTGGGCGGTATTCAATGACTTGTTTACAACTCCGTATTTTATAGTTAAAACGAACTTCAATAATAAAAACCACAGGAATGACCTCATTAATCTGATGACCAAGCGGAGGCATTCAGGATTTGGCGTAATAGGTGAAGAAGATGAAATATCACAACTATTAACCTATACAGGAACCGGATGGAACTCATATAAATCATTCCTTGAATATGCAAATCAGCAAATGAGTAAAGCCTTCCTGGGGCAAACGATGGTATTTGAGGACGGATCGAGCAGAAGCCAGGCTGAAGTTCATGAACGGCAGAAAGACATATTTGTCAACTCGCGCCGCGTTCTTATTGAGTATGCCATAAATGAGGAATTAATTCCTAAAATGATTGAGCTAGGTTATGGACTTAATGAGAATCATAAATTCCGTTGGGACTTTAGCGAGGAATTATCTCCGAAGGATTGGTCAGAGATTATTCGAAATATAGGTTCAATGTTCTCACTCGATGAAGCAGAGATCGGCGAAAAGCTTGGACTGACTCTTGAACCTAGCGTGAGCATTCCGACAACCTCAGACGCCGATCCTAAAAAAGAGGAAAAAATTCAGCAACAAATAAAACAGCTATACGATGGCCTTATTCACCGCACGAGATATTCAGGAAATCCTTGACGACATGATCACCGACATCGAAAGTCGGACTGATCTATATGACGCAACAGGAGCAGATCCAACGAAACTGACAAACCCTTCGAACGCCTCGAAGTGGTATAATTTGTTAGGGCTGTTTGCTACTTCTGCGCATATCGTTGAAAACGAATTCGAAGATCTGGAAACAGACCTGGAGGCCCGAAAGCTGGAAATCCCTGTCGGGACTCTCCGATGGCACGCCGCCGAAACTCTTGTCTATCAGCATGGTGATAGTCTGGTAATAATTGACGGCGTGCCTCAGTATGCTGTTGAAGATACCTCAAAGCAGGTTGTCGAAGTTGCCAGTGCGACCCAACAGTCAGGCGTAGTGCTTATAAAAGCGGCTAAACTTGATGGATCAGGGAACCCGATAGCACTGTCGACCCTTGAAAAGGACGGTCTTACCGATTACTGGGTTCAAAAGCGTTTTGCAGGAACCGGAATACAGGTTATAAGTCAGGACGGTGACGAGATGGTTGTAACTGCCGATATTTATGTCGATGGTCAGAAGATCAGTACAACTGGCGAAAGTCAAACCGCTTCCGGTACGTACCCGGTTGAAGATGCTATCAAGGATTACTGGAAGGAACTGGATTTCAACGGAAAATTCCGAGTGCTCAACCTGGTCGATGCGATTCAGGCTGTTGACGGAGTGAAGAACGTGGTTGTTAACGGGTGCCTTGTGAAGCCTTACGGGGCAGCAAGCTATATCAACGTAATGGCTGCAACAGGCCGGGTGCATACCGCTGTCGCCGGGTATATTATTGAGGATGGAACAACCGGGCTGTCAAGCTCGTTAACTTATATTCAGGAATAATGCCGATAGATCTCGCGAAATATAGCAATGATTTTGAAAGCATCTACCTGAAGCTGATACCTCACTTCTGGAAGGTGACTCCTGAACTTGGCACAGACAAAACAAAGTTCGTTGAGCTGCTGAAGTGTATTGCTTCGGCCCTGGCTAATATTCAGGACACAGTAGAACAACGGGCATCAGATCAAAAAGATTTTTTAGACTATACCGGGCAGCACATGAGCCTCGTTAAGCTCTTGAATGATGTTTACGATCCATTGCTGCGCCGTATAGTCATCACCGAGAACGATGTGGTCGGAGTGGCTGGGGAAACCTGGTATCTGGATGGTGAAACAGACCCGGAGAACAAAGTATGGTACACTGACGGCGAAACAGATCCTGTCCCTAAGACTTGGTATATTGCAGCAGATACAGCTTCAGAATATAACTTCACTGTTGAAGTTCCGCTGGCTATTACGTTCATCGAGGCTGAAATGCGGGCCTTACTTGACAATTACGTTGTCGCAACGCGACTTTATGAAATTATAACCGTTTAACTATGGACTACAAAGATACTTTTACCGGTGGTGATCCGGATATGCGCGAGGAAGATTTTCTGCGCGGGCAGTTTTCACTTCAGGAAGCTATGCACGCCTCATGGCTGGGCCTTGCCGGATACGATAAGATAATTTCCGGATGCGAAGCCTCGGTCGGTGCCGGAGGAATAACCGTAACCGCCGGATTCATATTCCTGGATGGTGAAGTGATGGAAGTGGAAGCACAGACCGTTGCTGATACGCTCGGATCTGGCTATTGGAGATATGAAAAAGCTACTACTTACGATTCAGGAGGCGACCGCACGTTTGTTGATGGCCTGTTCCGTCAGACTTGGCGCAATGTTCGAGGCGTTCCTGTGAATGTGGCTTCACTGTCAGCCGGCGACCTCGATGTCGAGAACGGGGCAAGGCAGATACTTCACAAGGTTTTCAATATTGGCACATGGAACATGGATTCAACCGATCAGAAAGTTGTTTCGTTTCCTGCTGAGATAACATCCTGGGATAAGGTCGTATCTATTAACGCGATGATCTTGAATGATAACAACCCAGGATACGATACATTTGTATCAGGTGGAGTGATCACGCTGGGAACCGGCGGGATAACATTGACTAGGGACGTAGGCGGCAAGTTCGATAATGCCACCTACGATAATTCTTCAATAAACAGGGGGATAATCTTTGCGCAGTTCGAGTGTTAAAATATTAAACTTTGATCCGCTTGCACCCGAAGAACTGGAGCCGGGTAAATTCGCAGATATGGCAGCCGTAACAGCGGCTGTTTATTCAGGTGAGTTTTCGCGTTCGTTCCTCCCGAATCAATTGTACGTCCATTATTTCAGCAATATTCACGGAGCTGTCGGGATGGCCTTCGGATTCGAGAAAGATTTCGAGGTTGATACCTCCAGATGGAAGTCCGCGCGCGCGTACAAGAGGAACGTTGAGTTTTTCAGCGGCTGTAAAACGTTTCACCATGTAGGTGAACTTTCTGACGCCGTATTCGATGCGGACGGATTCAAGCGTTCATGGACTGAATTTCGTGAGGTAGCACAGAAGATAAATACGAATTATAACCTGAACTGGCTCAAAACCGAAATGAACTCAGCGTTTTCAGTGGCCCAGGCTGCTGAGAACTGGCACCAGATCCATGATGAGAAAGACATTTTCAACTCACTGACGTACCAGACTGCCGGGGATGCTGCCGTAAGACCTGAGCACGCTGCCTGGGATGGAATAACCCGACCTGTTGATGACCCGTTCTGGGATGAGCACTATCCGCCGAATGATTTCGGTTGTCGGTGTATCGTTATACAGGTCCGGTCGGAGAGAAAGACGGATCTTCGCGGAGCACCGAAAAATACAAGCAAGGTATTTGCGAACAACGCCGGGAAAAGCGGAGTTATATTCCCGAAAACCGGTCATCCGTATTTCAGGGTTCCGGAAGAATATAAAACCGCGAAATATACTAACTTTGGACTGATAACACCTGAATAGATGGCATTGATAAACTTACCCGGAGTTTTACCGAACAACGCGCTGGTTCACCAGATCCCGATAGGAGTTTCACCACTTGGCACTCCTGTGTTTGACGATGTGACGTTCCCCAGGTTTGGATTCTATGTGACAAAGATCGAAAATGGGAATGAAGAAACAGTATTCATCGAAACCAGTGAACTAAAGCTTCAGGCAGTAAAGCTATTTATAAGCCGGGAAAAAGAAATCATAAAGACAAAAGTACAGGGCCGCGAAGGAACTATCGAGGAATACTTCGCTTCAGGAGATATTAAGATATTAATGTCCGGATCTTTCGCTGAGTTGTTCAACAATATGCCGTATGATCAACTAAAGATATTCTCGCTCATTGAGCAGAGCCCTGATCCGGCCCCAGTGATTTGCCGGTTGCTGAATGATGTCTTTGATATAACATATTTGAACATTCACAAGTTCGATGTCAGCACGATCCCAGGATCTACGAACATGGTCGAAATATCTATCGAGGCCGACAAGTACATTCCGTTCGATCCCGAAGATTTTGTCGTCAGTCGAGATGAAAACCTATTCTTATGAGCGTACAGAGGAAAGGGAGTTTCAGAATAGCACAGCAGCGGGCCAATATGCAACGCCTGATGAAAACATTACCGGTGATCCTGGGTAACGATGCTCAGAATCACTTTCTCGAAGGCTTCCGCAAGGGTGGAGGACAGACCGATGCGAGCGCGTCCGGGTGGACCCCTCCGAAGTCACCCAGGAAACGAGGTCATGCAACGCTCATCGAAACGGGAGCACTTCGTCGGGATATTCGCCGCCGGGAAACATCGGTCGGAAGAACAGTTGTCGGGACAAGGAATATAGCCTATGCAGCAAGGCATAACGAAGGACTTGCTGGGATGCCGAAGCGTGAGTTTATCGGGAAAAGCCGTAAATTAGAGGCGAATCACATTAATGCGATTAACCAACAGTTAAGGAGGTTGATAAAATGAGCATACGAAGCGATTTATACAGATTTGTCAAGGCTGCCGTTATGACTGGAACGTTCACTGACTGCCTTGATACTGTTTATACATTTACGTCTGATCTGGGCGTGAAGCATTTCGGATTTTGGAACTCACAGCTTGCAAACCCTTCGCAGCACAGCAACTTTCCGGCTCCTGCGGTATTCTTTGAGTTATCCGGAAACGATTTGATGCAACAGCATTTGAAAGTTTCAATAACTGAAGATCGTGTAACGGTTAAGGACGATATTACATTCAAGCTGCATTTCATTGGTGGAAAGCAACGGTCTGAAGATGCAACCGAGGACGACTACCTAGATCTGATCGACATAGCCGATTCTGTTTTTGCTATATTGAACGGAAGGTCGTTTTCAGGATGCAAAGATATTTTCAGGATTGATGAGGTTCAGGATATAGAATCTCGGGTGCTGATGGACTACCAGGCTACCTATAAATGTCAACTGATCAACTTCGGGACTTCTGACCGGGTGGATGCGAACGATACCGATGTGAACGAAAACGCTCCGGTTGAAGTTGTTCTTCAGAACATTTCTCTATATCAACCGAGCCAGGAAGGAATCGGAAATATGTTTATTGATGACGATTTTGTTGTCAATTAAGAAAATTTTGTATATTTGGACTATAATATAAGATAAATGGATCTTAAATTCACTAAAAGAGTTCTAAATCAGGAAGGTGAATCCGGCACAGCCGAAATGCTCCTGTTCGGTGTAATAGGCATGGACATTGACGGAAATTCTTTCGCTAAAGAAATGAAATACCTTGCTGATGACCTGAAAGTGAAAAAAATCAAAGTATTTATTAATTCAGTTGGCGGATCGGTTTACGATGGCTATTCTATTGTTTCAGTCATGGAAATGCTGAAGCAAAAAGGCATAGAAATCGAAACTGTGAACGTTGGCATTGCCTACTCAATGGCCGGGATTGTTCTCGCGTGCGGAACAGGAAGCAAGCGTAAAATTTACGACTATGCTTCATCTATGATTCACGCGCCCAGCAGGGACGGAGAGAAAGACAGTGACGAGGTGAAGGAAGCCTACAAGTCTTTAAAGACTATCCTGGTTAATAATACATTGCTTGATGACACACAGGTTGAGGATCTTATGTCGAAGGATTCATTTTTCGACTCGTCCCAGAGCGTTGCTTATGGGATGGTTGATGAGATCATAAAAACAGGAAAACAGGTTGACCAGTCTTATTCACCGTTTGGGAAGCTTGCCGCCTGTGCTATGATTTTCGACAAAAACTTTTCTACTAACATAATAAAAAAGGACATGAGCAAAATTAATGCAATGCTGAATCTGAATTCTGAGGCTGCCGAAACAGCTCAGATCGAAGCGATTCAGAAACTTGTTGACGAGGCTTCGAAAGTTTCTGGATTGCAGAATGACCTCACTAAGGAAAAGGCAAAAGTTACCGCCTTGACCAATGAACTTGCAACCCTGAAGCAGGAGCAAGGGAGGACGAACGCTGAAACTCTTGTAAATCAGGCCGTTTCTGACGGTAAGATCAGCAAGGAATCAGCCTCCAAGTGGATCGAAAATGCTGTTAAGGACTTTGACGGAACGAAAGAACTGATCGACTCCCTGACAACCGTTCCCGGATCTATCAACAGCCAACTTGACGCAAGGAAAGGAAATACTGCTGATCCTGAGAACAAAGTAGAAAAAGACCTGGCCGACAAATACAACAAGATGCTTGTTGAGAATACCGGCGAGCTTGAAAAACTTGACGCGGATACCGAGAAGAAAATGTACAATGCTTGGGCAAAGCATTACGCTCCGAAGGTAGACGTTGCCAAAGGTTAAACCACAAAGCTACTAACTAAAAAACTGTATATCATGGCAGAAGTAAGACTGGCGGTATTTCAGAGGATGATCGAGAAAGTCCTCTACGCCTTAAACAATGAGTTCTTCCTGAAATCGAAAGATGCCGGGAGCGTTAATGCTCAGACTATTTACATTCCTCAAAGCTCCGGTTTGGAAGAACCTGTTCTGGGTGGTGTAAATTCCGGGTATTACACAACATCAAATCATCTGAATTCGGCTACTGCTTTAAGCGGTGTGATCATCGTAAACGATCAGTTGTCATATTCGAATACCATTATCCGTCCGCCTCACCCGCTTGTGCTCGAAGCATTACAGGAAGCAGAGCTTTCTTATAATAAAGCGCAACAGTTGGCCGAGGAACAGGGTATGAATATGAAGGTTGCCATTGCCAACTACCTGTTGACAGTGTGGGCCACCACAACCGCAGCTTATATCATCCCGACAACCGGACTTCCTGATCCGAAGAAATCGACTACCGTACAAATCAGAAGCGCAGCTGGTACAACCGGAGCTAAATCTGGTTATGCCGGTAACGTGAAACGGTTCGAATATTCCGACCTGATGGCCCTGAATACTGCTATTAAGAAGCAGAATATTTCCGGCGGTCAATGGTGGGCTCTGCCTACCCCTGAACAATGGGAAGATTTGCTGCGGATCACTGAGATCGTTGACTATGAGAAAACAGGAAACGAAACTATGCTCAAAAATGGTGTTGTAGGCCGTTGGGGAGCTGTTAACTTCCTTGATCCTCGTCAGAACGACCGATGGAATGCTAACGTACTTTATGACCTGACTTCGACTGCAACTCCGGTCGCCTACGGTGGAACGCTGAACGCTAACTGTGTTTCTGCGATGCTCGTATGGAATGATCAGTATGTGGAGCGTAACCTGGGAGCAATTAAGTTCTTTAGTCGCAAAGATGATCCTCTGTACATGGGTGATATTTACCAGTGGGGAGTCCGTGCCGGTGGTTCACCACGCAGGCTTGACGGAAAAGGCGTTATTGCTATTTACGAAGCTCCGACAGTAGAAGAACCAGCATAATAACTGAAAAAAAATTGACATTATGAAAAAGCTTATCATACTATCGCTTATAGTAATCAGCCTGGGCCTGTGCGTTAATTCTGTTAGCGCACAGGGTTCTGGAACCATTCGGGCCAACACTCTTGGTTACGTGTGGGGAACTGCTGCCGATACTCTCATCCAGAGTGATACTCTTGACTATACATTCCGGGTTCGCGGAGAGCACCCACTGGACCTGAATTTCGGACTTTACGTTGCGAAAACTTCAGGAACCGTGACCAGCAACTTTATTTTTGCCGGTTCAATGGTTGACTCAGCTTCATGGTATACAAATATTGATACTATTGCCCTGTCGAATGTATCGACCGGTAAGGGTGGCGAGGTAAATCTAGATGACTTCAATTATCCGTACCTGAGAGTTAGAAGTATCACTTCGGCAACCGCGCAAAAAGCTGCGTATCAGTTGTATTATATTTCAAGAGAAGAATAACCATAAATAGAACAGATATGAGCCTTGAAAAATTATCAATGGATGAACTGAAGCGGAGAGCGAAAGCCCTTTACTTCGACAAGCACGACAGTTTAAAAGAGATACACGTTGACGATTTCGGACGCTTTGCATTCGATGCCGGAAACCTGGTTGAGTTTAACCGTACAACCGGAGCAAAAGTCTACAAGTTGACAAGGGAAGCAGTTGACAAGGTAGATACTAAAGGCGTTCGCGATCTCTCGAAAGCTGCCGATGTGAAAAAGGTTGAATCAGAACTGGCCCCGGAGCCTCCGAAAGCTAAGAAGAAAGCCGAGGATAAACCCGCCGGTGATGACAAGCCGGGAAAAGCATAAAAGAAAAAAGCCAGTCAGGATACACCGGCTGGCTTTTTTAAAAACTACTAATTAAACTAACAAGGGCAAAAATGTTTACGAACGACATAAAAGTAACAATACAAAGCGGAGGACTTGGCCGCTTGCCTGCCGGTGAAGATTATTATACTGGGATCATTTTTCAGAACGCCTCATCCCCGGCCTCCTGGGATGCTTCAGGAATAGAAGTTCTTTATTCCGTTGCTGAAGCTGAGGATCTGGGACTGACTTCTGCTCTGTTCCCGGTTGAGCATTATCACATCACCGAGTTTTTCCGACTTATGACCAAGTGGCAGATCAACGGCGTCCTGTATGTGTATATCGCAAACATTACAGCCACTCAATTTGCCGGAACTGAGATCGGAGAAATCCAGACTGCTGCTGAAGGTAAACTTCGCCAGATCGGGGTATTCCTGACAGATCCTTATACTGACGGCGATCTTGGCGACTGCCAGACTGCTGCCGTTGCGCTTGATACCGCCGGAACTCCTGCAAGTATCTTATTTGCTGCTGACGTAGCAGATTACACAGCGTTAACTGATGCAAGAACGCTGTCATCTAAGTGGGTTACTCCGGTACTCGCCCAGGATGGAGCTGGAACTGGTTCTGATCTGTTTACCTCTGAGGGATATTCTATCACTTGTATAGGTGCTGCGCTTGCCGCACTGGCTTACGCTAAAGTTCATGAATCTATCGGATGGGTCGGCAAGTTCGATATTTCCGGGGCGACTGAACTTCAGACATTGGCCCTGGCTGACGGAACGTTGATCTCAACGCTTACCGATGCTGCGCTATCTGCTGTTGCTGATGACGGATACCTAATCGCTGTTAAACGCTTAGTGAGTGGATCGTATTTTTATGATTCACCGACTGCGGAAGCTGCAACTTCTGATTTTGCGTATATTGAAACTAACAGGACCATTGCGAAAGCAAAACGCCTGCTGCTTCAGTCATTCGCACCGCTTCAGAACTCCCCGCTGTATGTGAATGCTACAACAGGTAAATTAAGCGAACAGACTATCGCTACATTTGAGGCGAAAGGAATTCAGGCTTTAAATACAATGGCTCAGGCCGGAGAAATAAGCGTTGATGATCAGACAGGTCGCATCCCAACCAACTCAATTCAGATTAATCCGGATCAGAACGTTTTATCGACTTCGAAGATCGTTATTTTGATCCGACTGGTTCCGGTTGGCGTTGCGCGAGTTATTGAGGTATCGCTGTCGTTCGCAGTATCAGTCTAATCTATAAATTTTGAAATAATGGCAAACAGAACAGCTTTAATACTCGGTCAATCATACAGCTTTACGGACGCAAAGGTAGTTATTGCCGGAGTGGAAATGTTTTCAGCTTCAGCAATTAATGTAACTGAATCACAGGAGAAAACAAATAACTACGGACTTGGAAACAATCCGGTATCGCGCGGGCGCAGGAAAAAGGAATATGATGTTTCATTCGACCTGTCCCTAAAGGATGTGGAACGGCTGAAAGTTATAATTCCTGGAGGATCTCTGAACGATCTTCCGATTTCTGTTGCCTCAATCATTCTTGACAATGGAGTTGATGCGAAGCACCGGTTCGACCTGACAGGATTCGAGTTCTCATCCGATGGCCTGGAGATTTCCCTGGATGATACCGAATCACGCCGGACTTATACCGGTATTTGCGCGGATTTGATTTCTACTAAACTGCTATAATATGGAACAGAACAGATTTAAGGAAGCAATTGACAATTTAAAGAAGGCCGGGAAGAACTCATACACGCTGACGTGTGAAAACGGAAAGCAGTGTTTACTTCGGGAGCCAACGGTTCAGGAATCGAGTAAGATCATTCCTTATATTATGGGATTCGCAGACCAAGATCCTGATTTCGTGAAAGGAGGAAAGATCCTTGTTAAGGAATGCTGGATCGCCGGTGATGACGAGATCCGGAAAGACGAAGAACTCCTGGCTGAGGTTGCCTTCGCTGCAATCAGTGTGATGAACATGAAAGTCGCGGATGTAAAAAAAAATTAAGTGAGAATCCGCTTCTTGACAAAGATAACGCCGGAGTTTTAGGTTTTGAAAAAGCAGAAGCCTTACTTCGGTTTTATTTTAATATCGACCCGGACAAGCTCGATGACGAGGCGTACATAAAAAGGATTCACGAGCTGCAATTCGCTCTTGATTTTGATAGTAAGAGATTGTCATCAACTAAAGATCTATATTTCCCGATATAATGGCAACAGTTGTAGAATATATTGTAAAGATCCGCGATAGTTTATCGCCTGCGCTAACGAAGATAAACTCAAAGGTTCAACAGGTAGACAATAGTATTTCTACTCTTGGGACTGCGATTTCAGCTATTGCCGTGACTCGCGGAATGAGCAATCTCATAAACTCATGGGATAAACAGGAACAGGCAGTCGCCCAGGTAAGGCAGGGTATCCAATCAACTGGAGCTGTCGCCGGGAGAACATTAGCGCAACTTGAAGCGCAGGCTTCGAAGCTTCAGCAGAAAACAATATTCGGAGATGAGGAAATTCTGAAAGGAGTTACCGCGCAGCTATTGACGTTTACCAATATCACAAGGGATCAGTTTGATAAAGCTCAGACTGCTGTGCTCGATGTGACAACCAGGCTGTACGGTGCGGATGCTTCAGCGGAGAGCCTTCGAAGTACGGCGATCATGCTCGGCAAGGCCCTGAACGATCCGGTGGCCAACCTGGGAGCATTGAGTAGATCCGGAATTCAGTTTTCTGATCAACAGAAAACACTTATAAAACAACTATACAATTCTGGACGGGCCGCCGAAGCTCAGAACATGATTCTCCAGGAACTTGAAAAACAATACGGAGGATCTGCTGAGGCTGCTGCAAAGGCTGGGGCCGGAGGACTGAAGCAGCTTCAGAATACAATGGGCGATATTAAAGAAATGATAGGCGGTGCCTTGATGCCGGTCATCCAGATGTTTGCGAAAGTTTTACGAAGGATGGCAGCATGGGTTCAGAAGAATGAGAAATTTGTGAAAGCTATTATCCCCCCGCTTGCGGCGTTTACCGGGACCATCCTGGCTTTAATAATTGCTATAAAAGCATGGGCCGCGATTCAAAGAGTTATTAACGCGCTGCTCATTGCGAATCCTATCGGCCTGGTCATCGCTGCAGTTGCCGGGCTGGCTGCCGGTATTTATACCCTATGGCAGGAGTCAGAGAAATTCAGAGGTACTATCAAAGGCGTCTGGGAATGGCTCAAAGCTGTCGGAAGCTTCATAAAAGACTCTCTGATGGCTATTATCAATGGGTTTCGCGATGGAATCAAGGGTATTGTTGGAATATTCGAAAAGCTGAAAAACATATTTTCATCCGGGGGTAAGAAAGCTGCGAAAGCTTACCGGGAGGCATACGCTGATGAGTTGAAAAAAACAGCGATGTCCCCAGGTATGAAAGCAGCCGGGGCAATCGGTACGCAAGCAGGTTTCGCAGGCGCGACCGGGACTGAAGGACTCGGAGAAACTAAAGTAAGCGGTGCCGCACCGAAGATGTACAATATCACGATCCATACATTGAAAGGAATCGAGAATTTCTTCAATCAAAAAACAACGGTACGTGAAAACTCTGAAAATATTGCTTCGGCAGTGACTGAAGCTCTACTGAATGGACTTGCTGACGTTCAACTCACTGCCCGATGAGCCTGATTGATCCCATAAAAGAAGGAATATATACGCAGGATATATCAGTGTCCGCGATTAAAGTTCTGTCGGATAAATCTTCATTATTTGCAAATAATAAACTCAGATTATATGGCTTTATTGCATTTAGGGAGCAAACTTCTTCGACTCCTGCTTATATTCAGGCAATCGAAAGCGTGACGATCAATTCTTCAATGAATACAATCACGGACACGTGCGAAATAACAATCCCGCAGGCAGCATACAAAGCAAACGAATTCATCTCAAAATATATCCAGGTTGGATACATTGTTGAAGTTGTTCTCGGCTATTATCCGATAAGATATACGGAATTCTTTGGATATGTTGCCAGGATCGAGCCTGGATCTCCTATGAAGCTAATCTGCGAAGATGAATCATACAATTACAAGAGAATACCCCTCGATGCGGCTATATTTAGGAATACAAATTACGTTGAATTAATTTCATCATTGTACGATGGTCCTTTCGTATCTGATTCAATTGAGATAGGCGACTGGCAGATCGCCGGAACCGCAACACTAATAGATGTATTATCAGAGTTGAAGAATAAATTCGGTGCTATTATTTATTGGCAGAATCCGCTTACGCTTAATTATAATAGTATTTTATTTGTTGACTTTGAACAAAACAAAAAACAGCTTCAGACCGTCTTATTTGATGTCCAGAGAAACGTCCCGGCTGGAACTGATAAAATAAAAATACAGACTTCGGATGACGTTCGCCCGGTTGTTTACGGGATCAGCGTACAGTCCGATAAATCGAAAATAGAACTTTACGCCTATTATGAAGGCGATGAAATTATAGTGACAGAAACAAAGCCGCGCGGGACTCTGAATAAGTTCAGCGTTCCGGGTATTTCACGAACATCATTAACCAATCTCATTAAACGTAGGCTTCCCAATCTGTTCTATACGGGCGCGTCAGGAGAGATCACCACTTTTGGCGCACCCTTCCTTCAACACGGAATGAACGCGGCAATTTATGACCGCAGGCTTCCGGATAGGAACGGGGTTTATAAAATAGTCGAAGTAAATAAAGTATTCTCAGCGCAACAAGGCTTCAAGCAGACTGTAAAGCTGGGACAGAAAATATCAGATTATGCTCCAACAAAACGCTAAGATCCCGGACATAATGAACGAGTTCTTCAAGATGTTCACCGCTGGAGGCGTGAATTCTATCCTTGTGGGGAATGCCAGCAATGTGAACGCTGAAGAATTTACCTTTGACTTCACCTCTGTTGATGCTGAAGGCGTGCTGGTCCCTTGCCGGATGCAAGCGCAGGGCGGTTTCGTCCTGGTTCCTTCAGATGGATCGTTCGTCATCATTGCCAAGAGTGAGCATTTAGGATACTTCTGTCTGTTCGCTGAATCTGTTGACGATATTGTGATGACTGGATCGGTTACGTTCAACGAAGGAGCGAACGGAGGAATCCCGAAAGGCGCATCAGTTACCGAAAAGCTTAACAACATTGAAAATAAAGTCAATGATTTGATTACCTTTATAAATGCTCATATTCACACTTCGGCGGTGCCAGGTAGTCCGACTACAACGCCGGTCCCACCGTATTCAGGCGGCACTTTGACGCCGACTGTTGAATCTGAGATAGTAAACAACGATGTAAAGCACTAGGATATGATATTTGAAACTGACATACTTATCGAGCCTGACCTGAAGATTTCCTCAGGGGATCTAAACATCGGAGCTGCAACGAATGAGAATATTAAGTACCTGCTGATCGCGAATCCGGGGCAGTTTCTCATATCACCCACCATTGGAATGGGATTGTACAACTACCAGAATTCTGCGATCTCTGACAGCCGTAAGCTTGTGAATGATATTACTAATCAGCTACGAACTGACGGATATGCTAATATCAGAATATCAGGAGAATACAACGATCAGACTCAATCGACTGACCTGACTGTGACTGCTGATCGAAACAATAAACCGGCAAGGATGAGGATATGATCACTGAGAAAGTAAGATACGGCCAGACTATTTTCGATATTTGCGTATGGAAGTATGGAACGTTGAACGAGATATCACGCTTGGTTCGCGATAATTCCAGCGGTTACGATATTTCATTGCTCCAGGGTGATGACATTCTGATCAATCCTGACAATGCAGCCGGGATGTATCCGGTGAAGCTGTTCTTCAATAGAAATAGCTTAATTCCTACGTCAGGAGTTGATAATTTGCGCATAATCAATAACTTTGTTTATGCGGATGGGAACAATTTAGTCTTTAAAGACGGTAACAACTTTATATTTAAAGAAAATGGCTGACCAATCACTTGACGCGAAAACTATATTAACCAATCCGGCCAGCGCGGAATTTTACGCACTTAAAAGCGGGACTGATTATCGGATCACTTATGAAAATCTGGTCGCCGCACTCCTGACGCAAATTTCCGCACTAGAATCTCAGATAACAAACAGCCTTCAGACCGTCTATGAGCTAAGTAAATCTGCTGACTTTACGAAAGTTTTCGAAGCTGATACGAAGATCGTTGCGATAGATCTCCGCTGGATCTCTGGGACTATATCAATAAAGATAGGGACGACACTCGGAGGAACTGAAATTCTCCCTCTTGTGTCGGTTACCGATAGCCAGGTTATCGCCGTGAATATGGATCTTGAAGCAAGCACGACCGTATATGTAACAATGTCAGGAGGTTCGGCAAGCTTCGCTTTTGATTATTTACCAAACCGTTTCCAATGATAGCAATAGCAGCAAGCAGGCAAACAATATTCGATGTGTGTATCTGGAAATACGGTACACTTCAGGAAATTTCCCGCCTGGTTCGGGACAATAGTATGAATTATGATAACGAGCTGACTCCTGGCGATCAGATAACATATACCAGCGGAATAGGTCTGGAGAGGAACAAACGATTTTTTGAACGAAACTTTTTAATCCCTAGCAGCGTGCTCGAATCCGCGATAACATCGGGGTCGGGTATCGGATACTGGACAATAGGAACCACATTTAAAGTAAAGTAAGATGAAAACAATGAAACTCATAATTGTATTAATAGCATTAACAGCGGCGGCCTGCGCACAGATAGTTCCTGCCGATAAGGTGGTAATTAAACCGGGCGGCAAACTTCATCTTGGTGATTCTATTGCAGACGAAATTTATTCCGGAACACTCGTCAATGATTCATACGTAAGCGAGAACACCCTTCCGATCAATCCCGAATACCTGGATTTCGATACTACTCAGACAGGCGTAGCTCATAAAACAGGCCGGATGTACTTTGATGCAGCTCGTCAAAATTGGATTATGTACAATAACCGGGAAAATACATCTCTTGACGTTGGAAGAGAGGGACGTATGCGCGGGATAAATACAACCGGATCACAGATCAATAACGGTCAGGTAGTTATAATTTCCGGTGACTCTGACGGGATCAGGACTATTGCCCTGGCGAATGCTTCCTATGATTCAACGGCTATCGGGACAATAGGATTTGCCACTGAGGACATCGCGGTAAGTGATACGGGTGAGGTGGCCTTATGGGGTGAGATAAACGATATAAATACAGCCGGATGTTCAGCAGGCTCATTGGTTTGGCTCGATACTATTGATGGAGGATTTAGAAGCACAGTTGTAAAGACTCCATCATGGCAGGTCTTACTCGGAAACTGCGGTAAGGCAGACGCTGTTAATGGATCAATAAACTCGCGCGTTGACATTCGAACAAATACCGCTGATGTGCTGAACATCTTCAATGGTGCGATATTAGAGTCTCATGTTATAGATGTGACCAGCAATGGAACAACTGTTCAGCTCAAACTATCAAACGGGAGTAGCCAGTTGACTTTATTTTT